TGACGCGCTCGCGGCGGCTACGCTGCGGCCGAACGGCAACCCATTCGAGGCAGCGGGGGAACTGGTGTTCTATGGCATTCCTGGCATGACGATGTGGCTCCGGCGCACGTTGCAGAGTGCGGTTGTTCGCGTGCGGCACAATGGCCGGCCGGTCGGTTCCGGTCAGATCAAACGGCTCGGCTCCGATGCCATTCAGTCCGCCGCCGGCGAGCTGTGGCACGGTGCGCTGTCGATCGAAGGTATGAGTTACGCCGTAGGGGCGATCCGCGACGAACGCGCGCGCGAGTGGCGGGTTAAGCTGACCCTGCCGGCCGAGGCGGCAGCATGAGCCGGCTGACCGCTCACGCGGCATCATGCGGGACAGCCCGCTTTGCGGTCTTTGCAAGGGCACCCGCATGATTGACATCGCCGTTGCGTGGGATCCCGCGACGCTGCGCCTGGATTGGGCGTTCGACGGCAACGATCTCGCCACCACCGACACGCTGCAATCGGCCGTCATCGTGTCGCTGCTGACCGATCGCCTCGCCAACGCGGACGATGAAATCCCCGATGGCACCAATGACCGGCGCGGCTGGTGGGCAGACCTGGTGCTGCCACTAGCGAACGCGGCGCCGGCGGGCGATCTGATCGGCTCGCGCCTTTGGCTTCTGTCGCGCCGCAAGGTGGTGGAACAGACGCGCCTCGATGCCATCAGCTACGTGCAAGAGGCGTTGCAGTGGCTGATCGATGATGGCGTGGCGGCAAAGGTCGACGTCGCCGCGACGTTCCGGCGCGAGGTGACCGGCTGGCTCGACATCGCCATCACGATCTACCGCACCGACGCGGCGACCGGCCGCACCGCGAGCGAACGCTATGCGCTCGCGTGGTCTGTGACGGTTGGCGTTCCTCTGGCCTGGTCCTGACACATGCCATTCGCTCGCCCTGATCTGCCGACGTTGATGGCGCAGACCGAGACGCTGTTGCTTGGCGATCTGCCGCAGGTGTCTCCGGTTGTCCGGCGCCTCATCCTGCGCGCCATCGCGCACACGCAGGCGGGGCTGGTGTGGTCGGAACATGGTTACCTGTCATGGCTGGCCGAGCAGCTCATGCCGGACATGGCGGAGAGTGACTACCTCGCCCGCTGGGCAACCATCTTCAACGTGCCGAAGAAACCGGCGGCAGCAGCGACGGGCGCGGCGGCGTTCTCCGGCAGCGGCGGCAGCCCGCCCATTCCGTCGGCGCTGCCGTTGCTCGGACCCGATGGCGTGACGCAATTCGTCACGACGGCGGGCGGTGACATCCCGTCCGGCGGCGGTTCGGTCACGCTCCCGGTGGCAGCAGCGCAACCCGGCGCGGTGGCGAACCTCGCAACGGGTGCGATCCTCACGCTGGGGCAGGCCATCGCCGGCGTGAGCCCAACCGCCATCGTTGCCGATCCTGGCACCACTGGCGGCGCCGATGACGAAACGGATGACTCATGGCGCGCGCGCGTTCTGTTGCGCGTGCGCACGCCGCCGCAAGGCGGTGCATCGGTGGATTATCTCGCTTGGGCATTGGCACAGCCCGGCGTCACCCGCGCCTGGGTGTTTCCGCTCAACCGCGGGCCGGGCACCGTCGACGTTGCATTCGTCATGGATGGCCGCGCCAACATCATCCCGCAGCCGGCGGACGTGGTGGCGGTGCAGTCGGCGATCGATCCGCTCCGGCCTGTCACCGCCGACGTCGTTGTGTTCGCGCCCGCTGGCGATCCGTTCGCGGTCACAGTCTCCGGCCTCACGCCCAACACGCCGACAACGCAGGCGGCGATTAACGCGGCGGTGGCCGATCTGCTGACACGGGACGGCATGCCGGCAGGTCGCATCTATCTCAATCGGCTGTATGCCGCGCTCAGCGACGCAGGCGGTGTGACCAGCTTCGAGCTGGTCGCGCCAACGGCCGATGTGGTGTCGGCGACGGGTCACATGCCCATCTTCGCGCCCGTCACCTTCACATGACGAACCCGTATCTCGCCCTCACGCCAGACGACTTCCGGCAAGGCGTCGGCGGCTTGATCCCGCGCGGCTATGCGTGGAACGTCTCGCCCGACACGGTGCAAGGCCAGACCTGGAGCGGCATCGGCGCGGCGGTGCATGAGTTGCACGCGCGGGCCGGCATTCTCTCCGAACAGGAGTCAGATCCCGCGCGGACGGTGGAACTGTTGGCGGATTGGGAACGCGCCTACGGCCTGCCTGACCACTGCTCGCCCCTCAACGCGACGATACAGCAGCGCCAGGCGGCACTGGTCGCGCGCATCGCAAGCCAGGGCGGGCAGTCGATCGCCTACTATGTCGCGGTGGCGGCAGCACTCGGCTATGCCATCACAATCACCGAGTTCCGACCGTTCCGCGTCTCGCGTTCCCGCGTCGGCGATGCGTTGCTCGGCGTGCCGTGGCTGCACACGTGGCGCGTCAATGCGCCGACAGTGACCATGCGATACTTCCGCGTCGGCCATTCCACCGTCGGCGAGCCGTTGCGCACATGGGGCAACAGCGAACTTCAGTGCCGCCTTGGCCAACTCGCGCCAGCACACACCGTCCTGCAATTCTCTTACGGGTCATAGCCATGCACCGGATTGATAACTCTTCGGCAGTCGCCACCATGCCGGCGCCGCCAGGTTCAAGCACGCCCGGCTACTTCGATCCGGGCGATCCGGTGGCCGAGCGCGACGCAACGATCCTCGACTATTTCTGGGCCAACACGATCCAAGAGGAACTGGCGGCGATCGTCGAGCAAGGCGCCGGCGTCGCGCTGGATCGCACCAACAATGCCCAGGTCCTCGCCGCGCTCCGTGGCCTGATCGCCAGCATTCCGCACGGCGTGCAAGTGTTTTCAGCCGTAACGACAACGAACTTCGTCGTGCCGGCCGGCGTGACCTGGATCGACGTCGAACTGTGGGGCGGCGGTGCCGGCAGCTTCGCGTCCTATGGCACCAAACGCAGCGGCGGCGGCGGGGCGGGTGCCTACGCGCGCCGGCGGCTCGCTGTCACGCCAGGTCAGTCGATCGCTGTCACCATCGGCGGCGGCGGTGGGGCGGGCGTCGCGTCGGGGATCGACTGGCCGAGCAACGGCGGCACGTCGAGCTTCGGCGGCTACCTGACCGCGACGGGCGGCCAGCGCAATCCGAGCGCGAGTCCGACCGATTCACTGGACTTCGGCGGCATCGGCGGCGGCGCATCGGGTGGCGATCTCAACGTCACGGGTTCGTCCGGCACACCTGCGACGCCAACGACAAACGGCATGGGCGGGGCACCGGCACTCGGCGCCGCGATCGGTTCCGGCACCTATGGCCTGCCCGGCATCGCGCCTGGCGGAGGCGCGGCGGGCGCCGGCTTCCTCGCCGATGGCGTGACACCGCAACCCGGCGCGGCTGGCGCCAACGGCCTTTGCATCGTGAGGTGGTGACATGGCGACCTATGCGCGCATCGACTCCGGCGTGGTGGTGGAGCTGTTCACGCCGCCGGCGCAATTCGCCGCCACGCCAATCAGCGAGCTGTTCGCTGCCGATCTGCATTGGGTTGACGTGACGGCGCTCGATCCACAGCCGCAACAGCGCTGGACCTATGACGGGCACAGCTTTGCGCCGCCGGCGCCGCCGCCTCCGCCAACGTTGCAGCAACAGGCACAAGCGTTGCTCGCCGGGCCGGTGACGGTGCAATGCGCGTCGCTGCCTGCCATCGCCGGCAGCTATCCAATCGATGCCACCACGCAAATGCAGATCACCGGCATTGCAGCGGCGATCAGCGCCGGCCTCGGTCTGCCCGGCGGCGGCGATACGTTCAACTGGCCCGACGCGGCAGGCCTGCCGCATCCGTGGCCCGCGTCGCAGTTCACTGCCTACGCCAAGGCGGTGATGAACTTCGTCTATGCCGCCGCCCAGGTCGCGCAAGGCCACGGCACAACGCTGCCATCGGCGACGATCGCGCTCACCTGATCCTTCCATGTTCGTCGCGCGCATCGTGACCGTGCCGGCAGCCGGCGCGGCCGAGGATTTGTCATTTCCGAACGCCGGCATGGCCGACGAACTCGACTACACGTTCGACTTCGGCCCGTGGCTTGGTCCGCTCGAGCGCGTGGCAAATGCCGCTGTCGTGCCTGATGCTGCGATGACTCTCGGCACGTTCTACGCCGACGCGGGCC